ATCAATGGATCAGTAAAGTAGCTGGTGCAATTAAAACAAAAGAAGAAGCACAAGCTATCGTTACTGGTGAAATCGAAGCAGCACAAGCTGCATACGATGCATTGTCAGATGAAGAAAAAGAAATGCAATCTAGACCAGTCGTATATAATCTTCCATAGTCTTTAGCCTATGGCAAATTATTCGGATATAAAAGGATTTACAGTTCAGACTGTTAGCGGCGATCCTGTTGCGTCTCAAGGCGCAGGTGGCACATGGTCTAGTGGTGGTGATCTGAATACCGCTAGAATTGCTACAACGGGAACCAGTTCTAGCTCTACAAATAGTATTATTGGAGGTGGTTACTATTTACCTCCTACTGTAAACAGATCTGTAACTGAAGCTTATGATGGATCAACTTGGTCTGAATTATCAGACCACCCTGTATCTATTGTTTATGGAAACGGATTAGGTGTAAAAACTGCAGCACTTATTGCAGGTATTGATGTGTCAGCTGCTCCAACAAATTCACAAACCTATACTTTTGATGGATCAAGTTGGTCTGCTCCAGGAGCTTCTCTAAACACTTTTAAATTTATGTCAGCAACTGGTGGAACAACAACTGCTGGAATAATTGCTGGAGGTAATACTCCACCTGCTAATGGAACCACTGAAACATGGAATGGAAGTTCGTGGACTGAAACCACAGATCTAAACACAGCTAAAACAAATTTAGGCGGTGGAACAGGGACATCAACTGCTTTAATGGCTGTTGGAGGAAGTCCAGACACGATTGAAGTTTATGATGGAAGTTCTTGGACTGAAATAGCTGAAATGAATACTTCAAGAGACAATACCTCTAAAGGAGGAATAGTAACAGCAGCAATAGTAACTAACGGATACGCAGGATCTGATTATCCTGCACAAACTGAATTGTATAACGGAACTTCTTGGACTGAAGTTGGAGACACACCAATCGGTATTGGTTATGCTTCTAATATATCTTCAGGCTCACCAACAGGACAAACTGATGGTGTAGTAGCTGGAGGACAAGCAGGCACAGTCTTTTCAGCAACAACTTTAGAATGGTCAGCACCTGCAACATTTACAAAACAAGTTGAAGGACAATTATTTTTTAATTCAACAACAAACACTTTTAAAGAAACGATAACAGATTTTCCTGCAGCGACTTGGGCAAGTGGTGGTAGTTTAAATACTGCTAGAGATGGAATGTTTGGTGGAGCTGGAACTCAAACAGCAGGGCAAGTTACTGGTGGAAGATCTGCTCCAGGAGGAAATCTTGCGGTGAATGAACTTTATGATGGAACATCTTTTACAGAATCTGCAGATTTAAATACAGCCAGACAATTTTTAACTACTTTTGGTGCTACAAATACAGCCTCTATTACAACGGGTGGAGCTGCTCCCTCTGCATCCGCAACAACTGAATCTTGGGATGGTTCATCTTTTACTGAGGTTAATGATTTAAATTCAGCTAGATCAAATTTAAACAGCGCGGGAACTAAAACTGCAGGTTTAGTTTTTGGAGGATCTGACACTGCCAACAGGGCTTATTCAGAGTCTTGGGACGGAACTAATTGGACAGAAGTTTCAGATTTAAATACGGCTAGAGGTGGCCATGGAGGTTGTGGTTTACAGACGGCAGCAATAGCTTTTGGTGGATATTCCACTACAGTCGTAAATAATACAGAAACTTGGGACGGAACTTCATGGACAGAAGTTAATAATTTAAACACAGCTAGAGAAAAACCAGCAGGATCAGGAACACAATCAGCGGCCTTATCTACTGGAGGTGACCCGCCAGCATCTGCTACTAATGAGTTTTGGAATGGTACATCTTGGACTGAAATAAATGATTTATCAACGGCCAGAGGAGCTAGTGGTACATCTCATAATTCAGCCTCAGCAACATTTGTTGCTGGAGGTAGAAATGCATCTGGCAATCAAGTAACTACCACAGAGGAGTTTACAGCAGGTTTAGCTAACAAAACAATTACAGCGAGTTAATTATGGCAACGTATAAGGAAATAAAAGGCGTAACAGTACAAACAAGAGATCAGGACCCAAGTTTATTTGTTGGGTCTTGGGCTAGTGGTGGCTCATCTAATACAGATCACGGAAACGCTGGTGGAGCAGGAACACAAACATCTGCGCTAGCGTATGGAGCTGAGAGTAGCCCTTACGTTCAAGTAGAAGAATATAATGGAAGTTCTTGGTCAGAGGTTGCTGAATGTAATGTCCAAGGATCGAGACATGGTTTTGGTGCTAACGCTGAAGCAGTTCTTGCTACAGGTGGTTCTGGCGGTCCAGCTGCTGGTAACACTGGAGTAGTTAATGTTGAGTCATGGGATGGTTCATCTTGGACAGAGGTAGGAGATTTAAACACTAAGAGAGAAGCCCAAGGAGGTTTTGGTACATACACAGCTGGTTTAGTTGTATCAGGATTAGTTAGAGGAACTGGTTATCCTGCTGACGTTGAATCTTGGAATGGATCAGCATGGACAGAAGTAAATAATGTTAATCAAGGAAGAGGAGTTGGTAGTAGTTTTGGATTACAAACTTCAGGTATTTTTGCTGGAGGTAGCCCTGCTCCTGCTAATAATTTAGTTGAGTCTTGGGATGGAACTTCGTGGACAGAAGTTGCAGAAATGAATACGAATAGAGGAAGATGGGGTGGATTTTTTGGATCAAGTAATTCTTCAGGTTTAGTTTGTGGAGGTTATCCTGGCCCATCAACAACAGTTCAAGCTCAAACAGAAACTTGGGATGGAACTTCGTGGACTGAGGCAAATGATTTAGGAACGGCTAGATACGACCAAATTTCATCTACAAATGGATCAACTACATCAGGTTTAGTAAATAGTGGTTATACTCCCTCTAGTTCAACAGTAACAGAAGAATGGTCTTTCCCTTCAAGCCCTATCTTAACAGAAGGATCTATATTTTTATCTGGAGGCACAACGTTAAAAGGTTTTGGAAAAGCGGCTGGAATACCAGCAGCGACTTGGGCTAGTGGTGGTTCATTAAACACTGCTAGAGATCAACTTGCTGGTGCTGGCACACAAACTCTTGCTATTGCCTTTGGAGGAAATGCACCACCAGGAAATCAAGTTGTAACCGAAAGATATGATGGTTCTTCGTGGACTGAAGTAAATGACTTAAATACAGCAAGAAGAAAAATGGGAGGTGCAGGTCTATATAATTCTGCTTTAGCATTCGGTGGTCAAGGTTCTAGCACTAATATGGGTGAAACTGAATCATGGAACGGAACTTCGTGGACGGAGGTAGCAGATTTAAATACCTCTAGAAAACAAGTTAGAGGGACAGGTGCTGATAATACAAGTGCAATAGCATCAGGTGGAGTAAATCCATCACCAGTAACAGGTAGAACTGAAACTTGGGACGGAAGTAGTTGGACTGAAGTTTCTGATTTAAATACAGCAAGGCAAAGCGGTATGATGTTTGGAATAACTTCAGCTGCACTTTATAGTGGTGGTGCTGAACCATCTAATTCAGCAAAAAATGAATCGTGGGATGGTACTAGTTGGACTGAAGTCAATGATTTGAATACTGCAAGAAATTCAGGAGCAGCGGGTGGAACATCTACTACTGGTTTAGTTTTTGGAGGCACACCTCCACAAAAAGCTAATACTGAGTTTTGGAATGGATCATCATTTACTGAAGTTAATGATTTATCAACTGCTAGACAAGATTTAGGTGGTGATGGTGCTAGTGCGGTTGCAGCAATAGGATTTGGTGGAGCACCAGGATCAGGTGTAAGTAGTGCAACCGAAGAGTGGACAGCAGATGCTGCGTTATCTACAGTAACCGTATCGTAGACTTGACCTTTATATAGAAAGGTATATAAAGACAGCAGAATGAATAAAGGAGATAGAATGTCAAAAGAAAAAAGAAATATAGCTACCAAGCTAGAAACAGAGTCAAAGTATTTAACAAACATTTTAGATAAAGATGATGTTAAGAATTTTAAGAAATTAATACCAGAATTACAAGATACATGGATGAAGAAACAAATGTTTCGTACAGAAACAGAAATGAGATTTTCTGTGTTATCAGATAACAAATATCCAACCAAAGCCGCAAAGTATTGGCAATCTGTAAGAGAACAGAACACACACTTTGAAAACTTAGTTCATCTATCGTTTGATGCTAGAAAGAACGAAGTTGAGATAAAAAAACTACAAAGAGATATTAAAAAAGAAAAAGATCCATTAGAGAAAGAACTTAAACAAGTGGAGCTAGAAGAAAAATTATATGGTAAAGCACAGATGGAGTTAGTTGCTAAACATAGAATGAGAGAAGTTGCTACTTGGTCTAAACTTAAAAAAGAGTTTGATGATGGTAACTTTGATAAGAGAGATGTGAACACTCACCAAGCTAAATCATATCTATTAAGATTACAAAGACAGAAAGAAACAATAACGCCTGGTACATCACAACCTGAAGTGTTTAATGTATTAGGACAACTAGAGGCTTTAGAAAAAGGTTTGAGAGAAAACACTTTATCTTTAGATGCTAAGAAAACTAAAAAATTAAAATGAAGTTCGATTTTGTTTATTTAGGTCAGACGGTTTTAAAATACCAGGTCCCTTTAGATATATTTACAAGTCTTAATGAAATTTACGAAAGACAAAAAAGAAACTTACCGAAAGCTAATAAACAATTGGTAGGTAAAATAAAAGATGAAGTATCTCTATATTATACTGGTCCTAACAACGATAAGATGCATCAGCATAATTTTCTACCACAAGATATATTAAGCTGGTTTCATAGTATCTTTGACCACTACACAGATTGGAATAAGATAGGTCCAACACAGAAATCTATAAATTCTATTTGGGTTAATGAAATGAAATCACATGAGTATAATCCTGTGCATATTCATCAAGGTAGACTTTTTACAGGTTTGTCTTCTGTGATGGTTTTAAAATTACCAAAGGACACAGGTATAGAATATTCAGCAGAATCAAAACCTATGAATGGACGATTACAAATTATTGGTGCAGCTAACGGACAATTTTCTAAAACAGATTATTCTCCTAATATGAAAATAGGAGACTTTTATGTTTTTCCATACGACATGAGACACTGCGTATATCCATTTAACGGAACCAAAGAAATTAGAAGAACATTAGTTTGTAACGTTGATGTTGATTATAATCCTGTGTCTTCAAGAACTGGATCGGGGCAAAGAGAATGATACCAAGAATGCCAAGATGGCAATCTTATGTTGCTACAACTACAAACCCTATTTTTACACCCGAACAATGTAAAATGATTATAGATGCAGGTCATCAGTGTGCACCTGAACAAGCTAAAGTAGGTGGGGGTGAAGAAGGTAAGTACGATACCAAGAAACGAGTAACAACAATCTCTTGGATACCTTTTAATAAACTACCACAAATGTATAAAGTTATTGAGAATCAATTATCTATTGTAAACTTAAATCATTTTTATTTTGATGGTGTAAGACTTACAGAGCCAGCACAGTTTACGGTGTATCCTAAAAAAGGTTTTTATGATTGGCACATGGATTTAAATGCGTTTGGTCAAGAGGGTCAGAATCCAATTAGAAAAATATCTATGACATGTTTATTGTCAGATCCATCAGAGTTTACTGGCGGAGATCTTTTATTTTCAGAGATGGGGGATAACAAACCGCTACCCTTGAAACAAGGACAAGCTATATTCTTTGCATCTTTCTTAAGACACAAAGTTGCACCCGTCAAGAAAGGCGTAAGAAAATCTTTAGTGATGTGGTTTGGAGGACCGCCATTTAAATGAGCCAACTTCAAAGAAAGATATTATTTCCAACTGCTGTTTATTTTAAAGATATACCTAACGCTAAAGAACTTAATAAATACCTATTCAAAGAAATAAAGAAGTGGCGTAAAGCAGATCCTGAAGGAGAAAAGAAAACCAATTCTGGTTTCGGTTGGCATAGTAAAACCGATATGGATAAGAGAAAAGAGTATCAACCTCTTATCGATGAATTATTCAAGATGGCTTACGAGTGTAACAAAGATTTTGGTATTACGGGTAAATTAGGACTTGGTAATATGTGGGCTAATATTAATCCGACATACTCTTACAATAAAACACATACACACCCCAACTCAATGTGGTCAGGTGTATATTATATTAAAGTACCTAAGAACTCAGGCAAACTATTTTTAGAAGATCCTAGACCAGGACCAAATACACACATGCCGAGAAGAGTAGAGAATTTACCAGAACAATTATGGAGAGTTTGTGCTTATGAACCTATGGAAGGACGTATGATATTCTTTCCGTCTTGGCTTCCACATGGTGTAGACATAAACATGAATACAGAAAAAGGTGAAAAAAACTGGAGAATATCTGTATCTTATAATTTTATACAAATATGAGTTTTAAAAAAAATAAATATCAAGTCATACGTGGTGCTATATCTAAAGAGGTAGCCGACATAGCTTACCGGTATTTACAGATATCAGCAGAAGCAGATCATTGGATGTTAAACAATGGTGTAACCCATGCTGGCAATAAACTTGTTGGTAATTTTAACGATTCACAAGTTCCAAACTCTTATGCTAAATATGGTGATAGGTTGATGGAAACATTACTTGTCAAAACTATAGCTGTAATGCAGAAAAAGACAGGACTTAAACTTGTACCAACATACTCATACACAAGACTTTATAGAAAAGGTAATATCTTAAGAAGACACAAAGATAGACCTAGCTGTGAAATATCAACTACACTAAACTTAGGTGGAGATAACTGGCCTATATTTATCGATCCTACGGGGTCTAACAACGTTATAGACGAGTATAAGAATATACATAAGCCTGGTGCACCCAAAGGTATAAAAGTGGACCTAAAACCAGGAGATATGCTTATCTATTCTGGCTGTGAGCTAGAGCACTGGAGAGAGCCTTTTGAGGGTCAACTATGTGGTCAAGTATTTTTGCACTATAATCATGCAGATGGACAGTTTGCAAAGAGCAATTTGTATGATAAAAGACCTATGCTAGGAATAGTCAAATAACGTTGAACATCAACGCAATCTAATATAATCTGGAGTTCTATGTTACAGAAGGTATCTTTTTTACCAGGAATAAATAAACAGGTCACACCTACAGGTGGAGAGGCGCAGTGGGTGGACTGTGATAATGTTCGTTTTAGGTATCAACTTCCTGAGAAAATAGGGGGTTGGAAACAATTAGGAGCGGACAACGTAACTGGTGCGGCTAGGGGATTACATCAGTTTACTAATAGTGCTGGTCAGAAGTTTTCGATTATAGGAACAAACAGAATATTATACGCTTATTCAGGCGGTGTATTTTATGACATACACCCGATTAAAACCACAAGTACTTTAACAAATGCTTTTAGTACAACTAATGGATCAGCTTCGGTGACAATAAATTTTTCAGGTGACCATGGTATTCAGCAGGGTGACATAATCTTATTAGATAATTTTACAACAATTACAAATTCTAATTTTGCAGCAGCTAATTTTGACAATATAAGATTTATGGTTACAACGGTGCCTTCTTCTAATACCGTAACAATTACAATGCCGTCTAATGAATCAGGGTCCGGGGCAACGCAATCAGGTGGTATCAGAGTTCAACATTACTATCGAGTAGGTCCTGATGTACAGGCACAGGGCTTTGGTTGGTCACTAGGAACCTGGGGTGGTCAAGAGGTTGGAGCTTTCTCTACAACATTATCTTCAGGTATCACAGACTCTGCAACAAGCATAACGTTAAACGACGCTTCACAGTTTCCATCATCGGGTACAAATTTTATACAAATAGGAACAGAAGAAATATCCTACACAGGTATTACATCAAATACATTATCTGGTGTAACGAGAGGTGTAAGAAATACTACAGCCGCATCACACTCTGCTGGAGCAACAGTTACAAGTTCTACAAACTTCGTAGCATGGGGTGAAGCAGCATCGGGTGACTTAGTTATCGAACCAGGATTCTGGTCTCTAGATAATTTTGGTGATAAGGCTATTTCTCTAATTTGTAACGGTGAGGTTTTTGAATGGGACTCATCAATTACGAATGCTACGTCAACAAGAGCAACAATTATTACGGGTGCACCCACAGCATCAAGACATATGCTTGTATCTACGCCGGATAGACACTTAGTATTCTTTGGCACAGAAACTACAATTGGTACAAAGACTACACAGGATGATATGTTTGTTAGATTCTCTGACCAAGAGGATATTAATACTTATGCACCTACAGCAACTAATACAGCAGGTACACAAAGACTAGCTGACGGATCTAGAATCATGGGTGCCATTAGAGGTCGAAACGCAATCTATGTTTATACCGACACCGCTTTGTTTACGATGCGTTTTGTAGGTCAGCCGTTTACCTTTGCCTTTGAGCAAGCTGGTACAAACTGTGGACTTGCAGGTAAGAATGCAGTTGTTGAAGTAGACGGTGCAGCTTACTGGTTATCAGAGAATGGTTTCTTTAAATATGCAGGTTCATTAGAGTCGTTGCCATGTTTAGTTGAAGACCATGTTTACGACGATATTAATTTAGACTCTGGTAATCAAATGATATCTGCAGGGCTTAATAATTTGTTTGGTGAGATTATGTGGTTCTATCCAACATCAACATCTTCTGTGGTTAACAGAATGGTTTGTTATAATTATTTTGATTCGTCACCACAAAGACCTGTGTGGACTGTTGGAACATTAGCAAGAACCGCGTGGCAAGATTCCGCGGTCTTTGGTAAACCTCACGCATTAGAGTACGATGCGGATGGTGTTGAACCAGCTACATCAGCAACTTATGTTCAAGGAAACACGGATGGCATCTCAACATACTATCAACACGAAACGGGGACCGATCAAGTTAAAGGAGGAACAGTTACAGCTATCACCGCAAATATTGTATCCGGTGATTTTGATATTACACAAAAAATATCAAGAGGTGTTGGACCTGCGGCGGAGCTTAGAGGTGATGGTGAGTTTATTATGAAGATTAGAAGATTTATACCAGACTTTATTTCACAGACAGGTAACTCACAAGTTACACTAAACTTACGTAATTATTCAAATGACACAGCATCGAGTTCGTCATTAGGACCCTTTACAGTTACCTCATCAACGACTAAAGTAGATACACGAGCAAGAGCAAGAGCTATTGCTCTTAAAGTAGCAAACACAGGATCTGGTCAAGACTGGAAGTTAGGCACGTTTAGATTAGATATACAACCGGATGGTAGAAGATAATGTCAATACTTAACGCGTTAAATATATTAGGAGGAGTTACAGCAGGTCCTCAACTTATATCTTTAGCGATGGGACCTTCTGTAAAAAGAGGAGACTTTAAAGATGATGAAGCATTTCAATTGGGACAAAGTGAGTTAGGTCTAGGTGAATTTTTTAAGAATCAAGATTTTAATCAAGGCTATGTTTCAAGTGCGCCACCGTCTGTTAATGAGCCTTTAGTTAAAGGAGGTATAATCGATGCAGTTCCAATGTTTGCAAGCGAAGATATTGCTGCAAGAAATGTTGGTGTACCACAAGACAATAGGTTTACAGGTATCATGAGAAATTTTGCAAGAGGTCCCTTATTTCAAGGTGGGGCAACTGCAGGTTTAAGACTTGGTGAAATTATTACCGGAGCACCTAGTCTTCCTTTTGCTTTAGCTGGTGGTATTGCATCTCAGTTCTTACCATTAGATAGAAGACCTTCTAATTTAGATTATCAATATGTAAATGACCCAAACAACATGGGTAATCTTAGAGTTGTAGATAATAAAATCATAGATCCATCTGGTATTCTTTCAGGTAAAAACTTTGCTTCTGGTTTTGGTTCAAATAGTTTAGCTGCTATGTATGATAAAGAAATTGATAGACTGGGTGGTTTTATTACAGACTTAGAAGAGGAGGACGAGTTAACAGGTAAACAAAAAGCTAGATTAGATAGACTTCAAACTAAACAACAAATTGCAAGAAATAGATTACAGGATTTCTTATCATCAGGACCAACAATAGGAGACACAGGTATTACAAGAAATCAATTTGCCTATGACTATAATCAAGCTCAACAAAACATTGGATCTGATTATGATGCATTAGATGCACAATCTTATGAAAGTTTAGGTGGGGGAGAACAGGCAGATGGTTCTTATAACGATCCATATGATCCGGGGACAGACGACTAATGGCAAAGATAGTACAG